TGGCTTATGTGTTAGAATACGTTAGAGAATACCAGCCCGAACCTTATGTGATAAATTATGCACAATCTGATTTTGTGGTGTTGGTAAATCAAAAAGATGACGTCTATCTTAACAACATGACAGTAGACTATGTACGCCAAGGCCTTAACGAAGGCTTTGAGTTTTCAAATCCCAACGAACGTGATCGTTGCGGTTGCGGAGAAAGTTTTCGAATATAGTTGACAACTGGACTATAATTGTCTATAATTGACTATAATTATGTACAATCCAAAATTTGATTACCAGCCCATTCCCAGAGTCACAATAGAGGGCCGGCGTTACTATGCCACTCCCGACGGTAACAATTTGCCCAGTGTCACAACAATCTTGGACAAGACCAAACCCCCAGAAAAAGTCGAAGCCTTGAATCAATGGCGACGTCGTGTGGGTGCAGAAAAAGCACAGCAAATTACCACTGAAGCGGCCAACCGTGGTACCCGCATGCACACCTATCTTGAGCACTATGTCAAAACAGGTGAGCGAAAAGAACGTGGATCCAACCCCTTCTCTTGGCCCAGCCATTCGATGGCAGATGTGGTAATTGATCAAGGGCTAAAGAACGTCACAGAGTTTTGGGGTATTGAAGTTCCCTTATATTTTCCCAGCGTGTACGCAGGCACCACAGACGGTGCGGGAATACATCTAAACGAAGAAAGCATTTTAGACTACAAGCAAACCAACCGGCCCAAAAAGCGTGAATGGATTGACGACTACTTTGTGCAACTGTGTGCCTACGCAGAAGCGCACAACGAACTACACGGCACACGCATACGCAAAGGTGTAATTTTGATGTGCGTCAAACCTGACTTGGACGAGCAACACAATATTGTTGGTAAACCCCAATACCAGGAGTTTGTGCTGGAAGGCGCAGAATTTGAAAAATACCGCAACTTGTGGTGGAAAAAGGTTGAACAGTACTACATGCTAAATATGTGATATCCAAAGGACAATCACTGTGGCAATTGTACAAATATCACGAATCACACAACGCAAGGGTCTATTTAACGATCTACCCCAACCATTAGCTGGCGCTGAGCTGGGCTGGGCAACTGACACCCGTCAACTTTTTATCGGTAATGGTACCCTGGCAGATGGTGCTCCTATTATTGGTAACACAGAAGTTCTCACTGAATTTTCTGACATCTTGAACTATGCTACTGAATACACCTATAAAGGTGAAGCGGCCGGCTACACTGTTCAAACTGGCGCCACAGCAGGCACACCGGTCAGTCAAAGCCTACAAAGCAGACTGGACAGTTATGCTGTGATTACAGATTTTGGTGCCACAGGTGACGGCATCACAGATGTCACGGCTGACATCAATCGTGCATTGGATCAGATTTTTTGTCAAGACATCAATCCCTTGGTCCGACGCAGTATTTTCTTCCCTGCTGGCACATATATCATCACAGACACATTGCTGATTCCACCTTACTGTAAACTCTACGGTGAAGGATCGGACAGCACAATTATCAGTTTCAATGTGCAACCTTGGACCTCTACAATCGCCTATGCTTCGGGTGTGTTGGTGCAAGATGGTGGTGTATACTACAGAAGCAGCGCCGCGGTGCCGATTGGTATTGCTATCAATAATACCACTTATTGGGGAGTTGAAACACTGCCTGACTACATGTTTAGAACCACAGACAGTCTTCAACAGACCGGTGCAAACATCGGCACAGGTGGTGCGTTGCCACCGGGGCATGTGGAAATATCCAGTATCAAATTCAAGGCTAATGTGCCCACCAGTGGTGCGCTAGTACAAGGCGCAGTAGACTGTGTGTTTGACTGTGTGGCGTTTGAAGGCAATGGAACTGCGGCAACGCTTACTACTGCTACTCTTGCCACAGCTGGTCTGAGTTTTGCCAATCAAGGCAGTTACGTTTGTACCAATATTGTCTGGAACAATTGTATTTTCACTAAAATGTCTTGGGGTGTGAATACAGATGCAGCGGTTGAGGGAGTAACGATTAGCAATTCAAGATTTGATACCTTGTTCCAAGGTGTGTACCTTGGCAATGTGGTACCTCCTGCTGTGGGCCCTACTGGTGTACGCATAGTACAAAATACGTTTGATAATATCTATGCCGAAGGCATCACCATTGTGAATTGCAGTCTTAATGCCACGGCCTACAACACATTCTACGAGGTTGGCAATAGTTTCAATGGTCAGTCCAATCCAGTGACACCTGTAATTGATCTAGACGCAACCAACAATGTCAGCATTGGGGATATGTTTGAACGCACAACAGCACAATCCACAGCCTTGCATCCTCGTATTGCGCTGAATAACAAAAACAATATTGCTCTTGGCATGAATGCGAACAATATTGACCTATATCAAAGCGATGCAATAAGTCTAACCTTGGCCAATCAGCTGAGCGTTGGCACATACAATCGCATTGCTGGCATACAAGATGTTGTGGCCAACAATGCCACAGCCAACTTGGCCTATGTGAATGGCACCTACATCAGTAGTCTGCGAATGGATTATACCATAGTTCGTGCCGACCTTCGACGCACGGGTCAAATGGTAGTGGTCAAGGGGCAAGCCGCCACAGGAACAGGATTTGCCTTTACAGATGACTTTGTGGAAAATGGTGCCACTGGAGTCACACTTACCGCAGTAGCAGATGGTGCCAATGTGAGAATATCTTACACTTCAACCAACACAGTGCCAGGCACAATAAATTATTCAATTGCCAGTTTGGGTTAACGTGTGGCCTAAAACTTTTGCCGAAAGGCTTGAGAGTTGGGCACAACTCCGTCAACAAGCCTCCACCACCGATGTTGAATCTGCATTGTGCCAGATCAATTCCTGGTGGTTTCAAACTCCTTGGAGAGCATACCATTTGCACTGGGATGACATCAAGGATTGGCCTGATCCCTGGCAATTATTGAGCGATGATATCTATTGCCCTCTTGCTCGCGGCCTGGGAATCCTGTATACTATAACATTGGTGAATCGTGCAGATCTGCAAGATTCAGTGCTGACCGAGTTTGATAGCGACAATTTAGTCCTGGTCAACAAAAAGAAATATATATTGAATTGGGATGCCAACTCTATTGTAAATATCAAACCTACACAATCACGAAGTCGACACAGCCTGACGCAAGAGCAAATAAAACAAAAAATTGGATAATAATGAAGCAAATAACAGTACAAAAACGTAGCGGTAGCCGCGAACCACTAGCATTGGAAAAGTGGCAAGCGCAAATAGCCAAGGTGTGCGCAGGCATAGCAGATGTAAGCCAAAGCATGATTGAGATCAAGGCTCAATTACATTTTTACGATGGTATCACAACCAAAGAAATTGACGGTATCACGCTGAGAGCCATAGTGGACCTGATTGACGTGGAATCAAATCCTGATGTTGGGCACACCAACTATCAGTACGTGGCAGGCAAACAACGCTTGAGCATGTTGCGTAAAGATGTATATGGTTCATACGATCCTCCACACCTGTATGAAATTGTGAAGAAGAATGTGGCCACTGGTCTCTACACTCCCGAACTGCTGGAATGGTATTCGGAAGACGACTGGAATCGCATGGAAGACATGATTGATCATGTGAAAGACGAGCAGTATTCATATGCGGCTGTGGAACAACTGATTGAAAAGTATCTTGTGCGTAATCGCTCAACAAAAGAAATTTATGAAACACCACAGGTTCGTTACATGATTGCGGCTGCCACAGTGTTTCACAAAGAAGAGCCCAACACAGCTCGTATGCGTTATATCAAGGAGTACTACAATGCAGCTTCTGACGGTCTATTTACTCTCGCAACTCCTGTTCTTGCTGGGCTTGGCACTCCCACTAAGCAGTTCAGTAGTTGTGTACTCATTCGCAGTGATGATGATCTTGACTCCATTTTTGCTAGTGGCGAAATGATGGCCAAGTATGCCAGCAAACGTGCTGGCATTGGCCTGGAGATCGGACGACTACGTCCACTAGGTTCGCCCATTCGTGGCGGCGAAATCATGCACACCGGCATGATACCATTTTTAAAGAAGTGGTTTGGCGACTTACGCTCGTGCTCACAAGGAGGTATCCGCAATGCAAGTGCTACAGTATTTTATCCTATTTGGCATCTTCAGTTTGATGATCTTATTGTACTTAAAAACAATCAAGGAACCGAAGAAACCCGAGTCCGTCATATGGATTATGGGGTTGTGCTTAGTGCTTTCTTCTGGAGAAGATTCAAGAACCGAGAAAACATAACTTTCTTTGATCCCAACGAAGTACCTGAACTGTATGAAGCGTTCTATGCCAACACTGAACGCTTTGAAAAACTCTATGTTGAATATGAAAAGCGCAAAGACCTACGTACCAAGGTCATGAGTGCAGAAGAAGTGTTCAAGTCAGGCATACTCAAAGAGCGCACTGACACAGGACGCATCTATCTAGTGTTCATTGACAATGTTCAGAATCAAGGTCCTTTTGATACTGAATATCACACCATTTACCAGAGTAATCTTTGCTGTGAAATTCTCTTACCTACAAAACCATTTAAAAGATTGGATGACGCTGATGGGCGAATCGCCCTCTGTACGCTGGGAAGTATTAACTGGGGTGCATTCCGGAATCCTGAAGACATGCGCCGTGCTTGTAGAATTCTGCAGAGATCCTTGTGTAATATTCTTGACTACCAAGACTTTCTCTCAATCCAGAGCCAGTTATCAAATGACGAAATCCAGCCGCTTGGTATCGGTATTACTAACTTGGCTTACTGGCATGCCAAGCGCGGACTCCAATATGGTAACAAGGACTCTTTGGCCGAAGTCAAGTCGTGGATGGAACATCAGGCTTTCTACCTTACCGAAGCAACAGTTGAACTTGCTAAGGAAAGAGGCCGTTGTAAAGATTCTGACCACACCTGGTACGGTAAGGGTGTCTTTCCTTGGGAGAGACGCAGTGCCGGGGTCAATGAACTCGCGGATTTTACGCCTGAACTAAACTGGGAAGGCTTACGTGCTGAAATGCGCAGTTATGGAGTACGCAATGCTACACTGATGGCCATTGCACCTGTAGAAAGTTCCAGCGTGGTAATCAACTCTACCAATGGTATTGAAATGCCCATGAGTTTGATCAGTGTTAAAGAATCCAAAGCAGGAAGCCTTACGCAAGTTGTGCCTGAGTACCACAAGTTGAAAAACAAGTATCAAATGATGTGGGCACAAAAGGACTGTGATGGTTATTTGAAAACAGCGGCTGTGTTAGCGGCCTATGTTGATCAATCAATCTCAACAAATACATTCTATAATCCTGCACACTTTGCTGATCGTAAAGTGCCAACCACCCTGATTGCTCGAAATCTAATGCAAGCACACCACTGGGGATTGAAAACATTCTACTACAGCCTGATCAACAAAGCAGGATCAAAACAAACTGCTGAAGCGGCACCGCTTGAAGCGATTGACTTTGATCTTGAAGAAGACTGCGAAGCCTGCAAGTTATGAACAGCATAGAAAAGATCTGGGCCCGGGCCACCGGGCACTTGATGGGCGAGAGTGATCATGACCGCCCAGATGTGCCTATACTGACCTTGCGAGAAGCCCGAATAGCCTTGTTTTTCAAAACGTTTTGGGTTATAATACATGTTGTAACTTGTGGGTTTATTATTGCCAACACAATTAGACACTGGTAAAATTAGCATGTTAGAAACCTGTTGTGATATATTAGTAGATGCGTACAAACGCAATTGGATAACCAGTAGAGATGGCAATATCTCTATTCGTCACCACGACCGTGATCACTTTTATATCACACCGTCGGGTGTGCGCAAGCAGACCATGCAACCTGATCAGTTTAAAAAGATCAAGTTGGTTGACAATATTAATCCTGTGCCTCCGTTTTTGACAAAAGGATGGCAAGAGGAGTATTACACTGATATCAGTAGTAAACTAAAGCCCAGCGGAGAAATTCCCTTACACTTTGGACTACAACGAGAAATGGGCCAACACTCAAACGATGTTAGAGTTGTTGTTCATGTGCATCCAACCTATTGCATTGCAGCCATGCATGCTGGTATTGATTTAAGTACCATTAGCGATAGTTTTCCAGAACTCAATCGTTACACACGAGTTGCGCCCAATGTAGGAGATGTGGCACCCATCAGTCAAGAACTTGCTGATGCTTGTCACAGTAATTTGGGCTTGGACCCAGCGGGCAATATCAAATTTGATATTGTGGGAATAAAAGGACATGGAGTTGTGGCCATTGATGTCACGCCATGGCGTGCCTATGAGCACATAGAAAGATTAGAACATATTTGCAAGATAGTACTTGCATCAGGAAAATACTAATGTCAAAACAACAATACAATTTAAAAACAAAAACAGATTATCTCAGTCGCAAGATGTTCTTGGATCCAGCAGGTCCGGTGACAGTACAACGATTTGAAGAAGTCAAGTACAACAAACTGGTCAAGTACGAGCAAGAAGCACGTGGTTTCTTTTGGGTTCCAGAAGAGATCTCCTTGACCAAAGATGCACAAGACTTCAAAGACGCTAGTGACACAGTCAAGCATATCTTTACATCAAACTTACTGCGTCAAACAGCCTTGGACAGTTTGCAAGGACGTGGTCCCAGTCAAATCTTTACACCTGTGTGTAGTATTCCTGAACTGGAAGCACTAGTCTACAACTGGACATTCTTTGAAACCAATATTCACTCACGCAGTTACAGTCACATCATTCGCAACATCTACAACGTGCCCAAGGATGTGTTCAACACAATTCACGACACACAAGAGATTGTGGACATGGCAAGTAGTGTCGGAGATCACTATGATCAATTACACATGATCAATTGTCATAAAGAGTTAGGATCGCAGTATAGCGAAGAAGCACATATCCGAGCCATCTGGCTAGCACTCAATGCCAGTTACGCACTAGAGGCATTCCGCTTCATGGTATCATTTGCCACGAGCCTGGCCATGGTAGAAAACAAGATCTTTATTGGCAACGGCAACATCATTCAATTGATCTTGCAAGACGAGATGTTACACAAAGAGTGGACTGCATGGTTGATCAATCAAGTGGTCAAAGAAGATCCAAGATTTGCACAGGCCAAAGCCGAATGCGAAGCCGAAGTATATCAGATGTACCTAGACGTGATTCGTGAAGAAAAAGCCTGGGCGGACTATTTGTTCAACAAAGGACCAGTGATTGGTCTAAATGCAAACATTCTCAAGGACTTTGTGGACTTTACCGCATTCAATGCGCTTAAAGAGATTGGCATCAAGTACACAGAAGAACATCCACGTTCAACACCTATCCCTTGGTTCACCAAGCACGTGGACACCAGCAAGAAACAAACTGCACTCCAGGAAAACGAAAGCACCAATTATGTTATTGGAGTCATGAGTGACTCAATTGATTACGAGGAGTTACCCGAACTATGAGAAATTTTATCAACATAATAGAAAATTTACAGGGCATCACCGACGCTTGGTTCGCTGATGGGTTCAACACTTTTAAAAATCCAGATAAAATTGAAAAATATGAGATTGCACAAAAACCCGGAGAGCTGACGCATCTTGAAAATCCAGATCCTGTACCTTACAAACCTGGTGATTACATCATGACAGGTCCCAACAACGAACAGTATGTGTTGAGTCCCGCTAAATTCAACAGTCTTAAAGACGATTTGGGCGGCGGTCGTTGCCAACCAAAGAAAATTCCAAAGGTTGCCAAGCTGGCCGATCATGATGGCTTTGTCACTGTGGATTGGGGTAGTGGCCCGCAAAAATTATTTTACACTGCTGGCAATGACTATATTGTCAAGCACGGCCCTGGCGACTATGGTGTTGTTAAGACAGATATCTTTGCCAAGTCCTACGACAGATCAAATGAAGGAAAATAAAATGAAAGCCATTGTATGGAGCAAATATCATTGCCCTTACTGCGATCAGGCCAAGGCCTTGCTCAAGCAGAAAGGTATTGAGTTTGAGGAAAAGAAAATTGGTGATGGATACACCAAAGAAGACCTATTAGAAGCAGTTCCAAATGCTCGCACCGTGCCACAAATTTTTCTTGGCGAAGAGCTAGTGGGAGGCTTCAATGAGCTCAAACAACGTCTCACTTGACAGCATCACAATAGACTGGTTCCGACAAAACATTCCAGACTTTGACACCAAGCCCTTTTTCACTGCTGATTGGTTTTCAAATGGCATGGTAAATTTTAACTTTGTTAAAGAACATGCTGAACAAAAGTTATCTAGTATCCTGGAGATTGGATCACATGAAGGTCGTGCCACTTGTTGGATGTTGGAAAACTTGTTGGCTGAAGATGGCACAATAACTTGTATTGATCCTTTTGGTAACACGCCACTAAATGCATACAAGAATGATGAGTTGCCCGAACACCTTATCATTCAAGACATACACAAGCACAATACAGACCTAGCAAAGTTACCCACACAGTCAGTTGAAGTTATGCCTGTCATGAGCTATCACGGTCTGGCGCAGTTAATTGTTGACCGTCGACAATTTGACCTTATATACGTAGATGGCAGTCATTGTTCCGATGCTGTGTTGGCAGATGCTACCATGGCATTTGGTTTGCTTAAAAAAGAAGGCTACATGATCTTTGATGATTACTTGTGGAACGAATCCCCAGATGTCTTGGACCATCCTAAAATGAGCATTGATGCTTTTGTGAACATGTTTCAGAAACATATTCGCATTGGCATGATCAATTACCAATACGTTATACAGAAAGTTTAAAATGAAAATAGTAGCAGAAACTGGTAAAGTTTACACCTTTAAGTTGAACTCAGGAGAAGAACTCATTGCCAAGGTCAAATCAATCGACGCTGAGTTTTTGACTATTGAAAACCCAGTCAGCGTTGCTCCTGGTCCACAAGGGCTTGGTCTAGTACCATCAATGTTTACCGCAGATCCTGACGCAGAAATCAAGCTAAATAGCAACAGTGTGTCGATTTATGCACTAACTGACGATTCAGTTAAGATGAAATACATCGAAGCCACAACTGGTATCAAAGTGCCAGAGAAAAAACTAATACTAGGATAATATGCCAGCAGTACAAAGAGACGGCGATGCAAACGCAGGCGGCGGTGTAGCTTCAGGGGGAGAGCCGACGGTGCGTGTCAATGGTCGTTCTGTAATGACTCCTGGTCAAAGTGTCACGCCCCACCCGCCGTATCCACGTAAAGGTCGTAATGGTCACAACAATGGCAGTCAGGCCACTGCTGGTGGCAACGGCACAGTCAGAGCTGGCGGCAAACCTGTTGTTCTAACTGGTGATGCAGACACCTGCGGGCATGCTCGTGTTGGCGGCTCAGATAATGTAAGGGCTGGATAATGCCCAGTGTATTAACACCACTGCAATTGACTGTTGCAGCATCCATGTTGAACAATTCAGGGTTGCGTGGATTCCCATCTGCATTGCAAACTGCCATTGCCGCATTCAATGCCACCACAGTGATCAGCAATTTTATTGCCGCAGTTAATTTTTATAAATCACAGACATTTGCCACTGAGTCAACACTGACCAGTCTCTTGAGCATTGGCAGTACTGTGTGTCCAGCTCTGGGTAACAGCATACCTGCCAGTCCAGTAGGCACATACACTTATCTCAACAGTGAATATCTCATCAACTATCTTGACCCAGTTGACGGCTCGACCATTGACCCTAGTGGATTTTCTAATCTTATTGAACAGACCTGTGCGGCCTATCTTGGCAATGGAGATTATGGTCGATTCAGTCAGGGTTTCATAGCTGTGCAAGGCTACATTGCTAGCACCAATCAGTACATCAATTCAGCAGTGAATGCCAATCAATTTCTTGGTCCAACATTTACCAACATGGATTCCTTGACCACTGCAGGAATCAGTAGTGTAAACAGCGACCTTGAAACATTTGGTGCGGACTTGGCCAAGCAAGGTAATCTTGTAAACCTTCAGAAACTAGATCTTTATGGCACGCCCGCAGGTTTGATACAACAGATATCCCTCCTGGCTGGGGTCAGTAGACAAACTGTACCTGCGGTGCAATCAGCTATGACCGCAGTGGGACTAACAGACAGCGACATTGAAAATCTTGTTACTGACAATAGAGTGGGAATCAACAGACCCAACGGTCTCAGCCAAAACGACTTTGACCGCATACAAAAAAATGCCTACCTAGCATTGACATTGGTGTCTGGCGATGATCTAGATCAAGTTTTGTCAATTCTGGACGTGACAACTCCCAACATAACCAGTCTGGATCAGTTGTTGGATCCTACCAAGGTGTTTCCGTTGAGTTATCCCACCATGCTGACTCCCACACCCGCAGGAGCAGTGCCCATATTTGGCACAGATGGCAGTGTGAATTCCAGTATCACTCCCATTGTCAATTCATATCTGCCCACAGCATCAGGTTGTGATGAACTGGGCAAAATTATTCCGCCTGCTGATGCAGTTGCCAACAAGGCCATTGAAGTGGCGATGAAACAAATCAACAATATTGTCACCGCCACACTGCCTGCCCTGGCCGAAACAATTCTGGGCTCAACAGATCGCGACTGGGATCCAACACAAGAATATCTGGCCAATGATGTGGTCAAGGTAGACAATACATTTTATCGAGCCAAATCGCCGGGCTGTACTCCCAGCACATTCACAGTGCCACCGGGTGTGGACATTACTGACACTGACTACTGGGCAGAAACCACACTGGGTGGCCTCAGTACCATGGCTGATCTACCGTTGATTCAACAACAGACCACGCCGGTGCCCGCTAGTGTGGCGCAATTTTTTGCAACTGAAGTGGCCACAGGCACAGGACCATGCGGAGTGCTTACCACTCTTGATGTGCTGGGTCTAGCACTGGACAGCAACGACTTTGCCGCACGGCTTACTGACGTGGCTGATATTATTGACGGGCTTGGCACTGGCCTAGACGATTTATCTCAAATCTACATTGACATGTTGAGTTCGGCAAATGATGCCGCTATGATAACACTCATTGCTAATGCCAATGCAGAAATAGCAAGTATTAATTCAGTGCATCCGTCTCAAGTGGCAACAATGAATACCGCATGGATCTACATGGCCAACTTGATGAATCTTTCAGCCAAGTATACTAGTCAGGCTGGAGTTGATTATTTTGTGTTGCTCCCAGGCGACACTGGTAGCACAAAGAGTTTTGTACAAAATTTACCACAATATGGTTTGCTCACAGCCTCGGGTGATGCCGCTGAGTTTTTGGAAAGCCTTGCTGACGTCACAACCTTGGGTGGACAAGCCATTGTGGGTGCCATGAGAGAAGGTCGCAATCAGGCAAGATTAAACACCGGTGGACTGTACAATAACACTCAAATACCTAGCGATGCAGTGGTGGCACCAATCCCAGTAATACCCCCAGTTAATACGTAAAACGGCCAGATTGAGGTTGATTTTGTATTGACTTAGTACAAACACGCATATATAATGAGGGATGACTAACAGTCATTCTACTTTAAAAGGAAAAAACTAATGAAGAAAATCTTCGCAATCATGATTGCATTTGCGGCTACCTCTGTGTTTGCTCAAAGTGCTGTCAACATCACTGGCCTGGTTGACACTGGCCTCTTGTTCACCAATGCAGCCACTGGTGTAAATACCAAAGGCCTTGCAGCCAACAATTCATCTACCACAGTGCTTACTATCGGAGGCACTGAGGATTTGGGCAGCGGCCTACGTGCCAATTTTAAACTGCAACTCACACCTGATTTTATTAATGGTGCTGGTGTTGAAGGCACCTCATACAACTCAACCACAGCAGGCACTGTGGGTGTTGGTCAAGAAGCCTTTATAGGCACAGAAGCCAAGTGGGGCACTGTGAAACTTGGTCGTGTGAACTCAAACATCTTGGATGCATGGAACAACGGCTCGGTATTCGGAACTGCTATAGGTTCAGGCTATGGACTAGCAGGTAACGTATTCACTCGTTACAGCGCCACAGCAACTCACACCGCACAAACAGCACCCACACGTTTCAATGGAGCCATTCGTTATGAGTCTCCAGCAGTGGCAGGTTTTAGTGGTTCCTATTTGTATGTGCCACCAAGTGCAAGTATCAATGCTCAAAGTGTAGTAGATTATGGTGTTAAATATGTCAATGGTCCTTTGAGTGTGCAGTATGCCGCTCAACGTATCGAACAATCAGGCACTTTGGCCACTACCACGGCATCGTTCATTGCCACTGGTTCGCAGGCCTTAGAAGCCGGCACTAACAATACTCTCAGCTTGTTGTCTGCCAACTACAAGATTGGTGCTGCAACTGTGTATGGTGCTCGTTGGACAGAAAAACAAAACACTGCCACTGCCATTGACCAGGTTGGACAGATGCTTGGTGCCAAGTACACCGTGGGTGCTACCAGCTTCATGATTTCAACTGGTTCCAGCAACGAAAAGAGCACAGCCAATGTAGACAAGAAAATTCTTGGTTACGGTGTGGATCATGAACTCAGCAAGAGAACCAACTTGTATGCACGTTTTGACACACGTGATGCGGACACCAACACAGCAGGTGCTACTACAACTGCTGGAGTGACTAAACGCACCGCAGTTGGACTACGTCACACGTTTTAATACCAAAGTATTACAGATTAAAAAGGTAATACTTTAGTACTACAAAACCCTGCCCTGTGCAGGGTTTTTCTTTTGGTTGACTGATAATTGCTCTTTTGCTATAATTAAAACATGAAAACAAAAAAGGAAAAGAAGATGACAAAAAACAAAAAGCCAACCCTGGGTGAACTGTTCCGCAAGCGACTGGGACTCAAACCAACCTTGAATCAGTTGTTGATCAAGCGGTTGCGCGGTT